ATGCACGCTTGAACTGACCAGTCCGATCCGGGTCCTCAGATCGCGCCAGTCAAAACGTCCATAAGTTTCGCCGAGCACGCGAATTTCGCCAGCGGTCGGCGGCAAGTATCCGGTCAGCGCGCGGAGCAGGGAAGTTTTACCCGAGCCGTTGGCGCCGAGAATCGCCCAATGCTCGCCGCGTTCGACGCGCCAATCGATGGACTCCAGGATGACGGCCTCGCGCTCGACGCGCAGGGCGGTCACCTCGATCACGGCAGGATGGGATTTCATGGTGAAACAATTTTTAACAGGCCGGCGCGGGTGAACGCGAGCCGAGTGGAATCGGCGACGCGCGCGGGCATCTACATTAGTAGCGATAATTTTCCCGATAGCCACGAAAGTTCAGGGCTGAACTGTTCAGCCTTATGCAATTTCGAAACGCGATGCACAATGCCCCTCGATGGAAGACCTCATTACACGCACCGGCGGTGAGAGCGAGACGCGGGCGGGCAAACTGATTCCTTCGTTCGTGATCGATACCGCCGGTGCGCCTGCCTCCGCGACAGCGCCGGGAGACAAAGTCGGGGCGGCGCCCGAATGGATCGAGCTGCTGCCGGCCGGGGTGTTTTACGGGCGCGACGGACGCGGGCTATTTCGGCTTGACGATCCGGCCGCGGTAATCGAGTCGACAATCGCGTTGCAGATGAATGCGGGCCTGCCGATTGACTACGACCATGCCACGGATTTCGGCGCGCCCGAAGGACGGCCCGCTCCGGCGGCCGGATGGATCCGCGAACTCGAGGTGCGTGGGGGCGCGGTGTGGGGGCGAGTGGAATGGACGGCGCGGGCGGCGAATTCGATCGTGGCGCGCGAGTACCGGTACGTCTCGCCCGTGTTCCAGTTTGATCCGAAAGACGGCAGCGTGACCCGGCTGTTGCGAGCTGGTCTCACCAACAATCCAAACCTTCACCTGACCGCGATCGCGGCGTCGCGCACGGCGGCCGCAGACGCGAAGGACGAACGCATGGAATTTCCAACTCAAGAGTTGCGCGAGCTGCTGAACCTCGATGGCGAGGCGACGGTCGCGGACGTCGTAGCAAGGGTGCGCGAGCTGCGCGCGGCCGGAGATGCGGCGGCGCCAGCGACCGGGGCGCACGCGCACGACCCGGCGCATTATGTGGCGATCGCCGAGTTCGAGCGGGCGCTTACCGAACTCAACGCGCTCAAGGCCGAGCGCGCGCGCGAGCGCGCGGCGCATACGGTGGAAGAGGCGATTCGCGCGGGCAAAATCGTGCCGGCGCAGCGCGACTGGGCGATCGCCTACTGCGCCGCGAACGCGCGGGGATTCCAGGCGTTCGCCGCCAAGCAGCCGTCGATCGTCGGCGAGAGCCTGGGACTGGCGGGAGAGCCCCCGGCGGAAAGACGAGCGGGCGGGCTCAACGCGGCGGAGTTCGCCATCTGCTCGCAACTTGGCCTCAAGCACTCGGAGTTTATCCGGCGCAAGCGCGGACGCGCGGACTTCCTGAGCCTCGAACGCGCGGACGCCGATCTCCGAAATGCGGAAATCCGCAGCGCTGATTTTCGAAGCAACCAAGACTAACTCGCGCCGGGCGCGGCTCTGAAGCGGCCGCGCCGGCGCGCATCAACAAAGGTGAAAAGATGGCGGCTCTAACCAATGCGCGAAACACGCCCGAGATGGCCGATGGCGGCAGGATGCGCGTTTACCCGGTCGAAGCGAACACCAACATCTACCTGGGCGGGATCGTCGCGCTAGACGCGGCAGGCAATGCGGTGCCGGCGTCCGCGACTACCACCGTGGCGAACCCGCTCAAGATCATCGGGCGCGCCGAATACGTGAGCAACGGAATCCCGGGGCAGAACGCGCTTAACAATCCAGGCACCGCGGGCGCGATTTGGATCACGGCGCGCAAGGGAGTGTTCCTCTACGCGACGGACGGATCGGTTGGCGCGGCGCAGGTCGGACTCATCTGCTTTGCGCTCGACGACAACAACGTCACGGCGACCGATCGCGCAAGTGGCGCGAGCGTGCAGCAATACGCGGCGGCCGGAACGGTGGTTGCGCTCGATGCGAGCGGCCAGGTGTGGGTGGATTTCTGGCATCAGGCGACCGGAGCCGCGTGATGACAACCTTCACCCGAAAAACGAAGACGAGGAAGAATTAGATGGAAATCAGCGCAGCGAATCTGACCGCATTATTCACCGGCTTCGACGTCGTCTTCCAGCGCGGGTTCGAGAAGCCGCCGTCTTACTACGAAAAGATCACGAGCGTGGTGCGTTCGGCGTCGCGCCAGACGATGTATCCATGGCTCGGCCGCACTACCAGGTTCCGCGAGTGGCTAGGCGACAGAGTAGTTCAAGCGCTCGAGACGCATGAATACACAATAGTCAATCGGAACTTCGAAGATACCGTCGCGATCGATCGCAACGATATCGAGGACGATACCTACGGCGCGTACGAGCCGATCATCGAGCAGCTTGGATGGGACACTAAGGTGCATCCGGACATGCTGCTGTTCGCGATGATCAAAAACGCGGTGGCGAATCCAAACGAGGTCCTCGGCTTCGACCAGATGCCGTTTTTTTCGGCGAGTCATCCGGTTGGCCTGATGGGGCAGACCGGAACCCCGGCGGCTAATATCAACTCGAGCGGGTCGGGAGCCTACTGGTTCCTGATCGATGCGTCGCGGGTGATCCGCCCATTCATCTTTCAGCTGCGGCGCGAATACGCAGTGACGCGAATGAATACTGTCACCGATGAGGCGGTGTTCAACCGGCGCGAGTTTCGCTACGGCGTGGATGGGCGGGCCAACACGGGAGTCGGCCTGTGGCAGTTGGCATACGCCAGCAACACGGATCTGAGCAATCCGGCCAACTACGGAGCGGCGCGCGCCGCGATGAGATCATTCACAACCGATGCGGGGCAGCCATTTGGCGCGTTGTCGATCCGCGACGGGGTGTTTCTATTAGTGCCGCCGACGCTCGAAGAAGTCGCGCGCCAACTGCTGAACTCCGAGTTCATGGCCGGCGTCGGCGCGAGCGCGAACGTCTCGACCTCGAACATCTGGTGCAACAGCGCGGACCTTATAGTCAGTGAGTTTCTGGCGTAAGGACGCGGAGATGAAATCAGTTTCCCTGAGCCGGCGTACCGCGGGTCCCCCTCCCGCCCGTGGCGCCGGAGTGCGTGCCCACTCTCCGCGGGCGCAGGCCGACGGCCTGACGCCCGCGGAGAGACCTCTCGGCGCAATAGTCAATTCTAGTCGGATGAGGCTACGACAGTGAGTTACGCGACCGCACAAGACGTGATCAATCGATACCCTAATCGGGACCTTGTTCAACTGACTAATGAAGATCCTGCGGCGACCACGGTAAATGACGCACCGATCACACAGGCTCTTGCCGACGCTTCCGCGGAAATAGACGGATATATCGAAGGGCGCTTCACGCTGCCGCTGACAGATCCGCCGGCCGTTCTCAACCGTCTCACGACCGATATCGCGATGTACCGGCTGCAATCGCTGCGTCCGCTACAAGACATCGAAGACGCGCGCAAGCGTTATGAAGACGCGGTCGCGATGCTCACGAAGGTCGCGGCCGGCGAGCTCACGCTCGGTCTGTCCGCCGACAACCAGGAGCCGCCGGTGGCGGCAGGGGCGGTGGAAACAGTGCAGGCGCCGGATCGGGTTTTCAACCGCGGCAATCTGAAGGGCTACTGAGATGGGTGTTATGCTCGACGGGCCGTGGAACGGCGTGGTCTTCACGCCACCGACGGCGATCGATATCGCGACGATCGAAGACGCGATCGTGACTCGACTGAGTTCGCAAATCAACTCGATCGAAATCGCGCACTATCCGGATCGGCCCGAGACCTGGCGCCTGACGCATCGCGTGGGCGCGGCGTTGGTTCGGTATAACGGCGCGCGCTACGGCGAGCTGCTCGACAGCGCGGCGATAATCCAGGAACGCAAACTCGAGTTCGAGATCGCGGTAATGATGCGCGACCTTGGATGGGCGGTCGGTGGCGACCCGTCGGGGCCAAGTCCCGGCGCGTACGCGATCATCGAGGCGATTCGCACAGCGCTGACCGGATATCGGATTCCGGGCTGCCGCCAGATGTACCCAGTGCGTGAAAAATTCGTAAAGCGCGACAAGCAGGGCGGCGTGTGGACGTACGCATCGACGTTTGCACTGAGCACCGTGGCAGTCGAAGCGTCGCGGATGGAGGGGTTCCCGCTCTTCACCAGGGGCATCGCGCTGGAAGAAGGCGGACAAACCTCGATCACGGTCGGCGCGGTGGCCTACACGTTCAATTCGAGCCTGCAGGTTCAGCTTCCGCAGGGCAACGTGTTTGCCGTCAGCATTGTGGGCCCCGGCGGCGCGGCGCTGATCCAGGGCACGGACTACTCGGTCGATCGCGCCAGCGGAATCGTCACGGCGCTCCCGGGCGGCGCAATTTCCGCCGGCGAGACGGTGCAGATCGCATATACATACGGCGAAGAGGTTATCGCGACAACGGGCCAGAGCGAGCCGACTAACTAGGCCGGAATAAATAGTAATTTTGCAACTGAGTAACAGGTGACACATGCCAGCCAGTTTCTTGCACGGAGTTGAAGTAATCGAAGTGCCTAATGGTCCGGTCCCGGTCACGGTCGTCAAGTCGGCGGTGATTGGACTGGTCGGGACGGCGCCGGCGTGGGCGGTGGAATCGCCGTCGGTCGCGGTAGCACCCAACACGCCGGCGCTGGTCTCGTCAGCGCTCGACGCGGCAAAGTTCGGACCGGTAGTTCGGGGATACTCGATTCCGTATGCGCTCGCGGCGATCCAGGCGCAAGGAGCGGGACAGGCGATCGTCGTCAACGTGTTCAACCCCAGCATACATTTCACGGCGATAGCTGCGACCGCATTCAGCTTCAACGCACAGGGAGCTATCAACCTCGGGCACATGGGCGTGTCGAACGTGGTAGTCACTAGTAATCCTGCAGGTACTACCTATGTCGCGGGCACTGACTATATGCTCGACGCGGTGAAGGGTGCGATTGCGATCGTGCCTACCGGATCGGGAGGACATATTACCGCCGGCGCCAGCGTGTTGATCGCATTCAACTACGCGGATCCGTCGAAAGTGGCGGACGCTGACATAATTGGGGGAGTTACGGGGGGCGTGTACACGGGGCTGCAGGCATTTCAGACGACCTACGGGACGATGGGATTCTTTCCCAAGATACTAATTGCGCCGGGCTACTCGCAGGACGCCCCGGTTGCGACTGAAATCGACACAATGGCCAACACGATTCGCGCAATGGCGCTGGTGGATTCGCCGCCTTCGACCGCGGTGGCAACCGCGATAGCCAATCGCGGAGTCGTGGGCAATGCCTTCGCAACGTCGAGCAGCCGAACAATTCTGTGCTATCCGCAGGAGACGTTTTACGACACGGGAATCGTGCCGACCGGAGTCACGCTCAACACTTCAGGGACACCGGTGACGGCGCAATTCAACGCGAATTCGGTCGGGCCATTTTCACAGTGGGTGGCTGGAGCGATCGCGGCCAAAGACCTGGCGCAGGGTTACTGGTGGTCGCCATCCAACACGCAGGTCGATGGAATGCTCGGGCCGGACGTTACGCTCTACGCGTCTATTCTCGACCCGGCGTCAGACACCAACAACCTCAATGCGGCGGGAATCGTGACGGTGTTCAACGCATTCGGCACCGGACTTCGGGTGTGGGGCAACCGCAGCGCGGAGTACCCGGCATCAACCGCGCCGGACAATTTCATCTCGGTACGCCGCACGATGGACCTAATCGAGGAATCGCTGGAACTGGCGATGCTCCAGTTTATTGACCAGCCGATTTCGAACGCGCTGATCACGGCGATCCTCGCCAGCGCGAACGCGTTCATCAGATCGCTCATCCAACGCGGCGCACTGGTAGCCGGCGCAGCAAGCTTCGACCCGGCGGAAAATCCATACACGCAGATTGCCGCCGGCCAACTGGTCTTTGACATCGACGTAATGCCTCCGCCACCCGCAGAAAGAATCACTTTTGAGGCATTTATAGACGTGACCTTGCTTCAGCAACTCGGACAGACAAGCCCGATAACTGCAGCGGCGGGAGCGACGTCGTAACTCGCGCGGATACCAGGGGAACTGAATGAATATCCAGATCAATTCACTGACCAACGCAAATATATACATCGACGGCGTCGGATTGCTGGGCCGGGCCGAAGAGATCGAGATCGCCAATCCCAAGCACAAGATGGTTGACTACAAGGGCCTGGGGATGGCTGGAACGGCGGAACTATGGGCGGGGGTAGACAAGCTCGAGTCGAAAATCAAGTGGACGTCGTTCGACGCGAGTACGCTTACGCTATCAACCAGTCCGTTCCAGACACATTCCTTTCAGGCGCTGGGAAACCTGGAGCAGTACACCAGCCAGGGCCGGACTGCGCAGCTTCCGGTGGTGTACCTGATGACGGGAATCTTCAAGGACGCCGGAAGTCCCACTTTCCGTCAGCATAAAATGGTCGAAACCACGTCAGTGGTAAGTATCTATCACTGCGAATTATACGTGACGGGAGTTCAAATATACTTGTACGACGTATTCGCCAATATCTACGTAGTAGGCGGCGTCGACCAACTGAGTACCTTCCGCTCAAATCTCGGCGGCTGAGCAAGCATTACATTGAAA